TGGTGATAACACTTTGGCAGGTCAGATTCTTTACCCAATGCAGGTGATAAATATTTGACGTGTAGTTGTTGCTTGTCCCCATGCGGCGTGTTTCGCACAATGCGCCAACCTCAATGAGTTCCGCTTTAGCGCGATCAACAGTGGCTTTAGATACGCCTAGATTGTCTGCTAGTCGTTGGCGTGACGGGAAGCATTTGTGTTCTGCGTTGCCGTATTTTTGTAGCACCAGATACAGCCGTAGGGCTGTTGCGCTTATGTTGGTGTCGAACAGTATCCAGTGTGGTATCTGTTCAAATTTGCCTTGCTCAACCGTGATGGTATTCTTGTTCATACTGACATTATTCCTATCGTAGTGTTGGTCAGTCCCCAGCCGTTCATCGCGGTGTGGGGACACTCTTATTCTAACGCCTTACCTTGCCGAATGAAACTCCACTAAATCAACCCCAACTCCGTAACGTGCTGCAATTTCTCCATGTTTCGTTCCTTAAAATAGTCACGCTCATTAGCAGTCAACCCCCCGAACATACCAAAATCCTCAGCCTCTAAACCCCACAGAAGGCATTTAACGCGCTCTAAACACCCAACGCATACTGACCTAGCAAACTCAATGTCCTCACGCACAGGGTACTGTGTGTCCTCAGCAAACCACAGTTCAGGATCAAACTTTACACACAATGCTTCAGGCAAATCGGGTGCATGAAACTGGCTCACATGACCTGTCACTGATGCGACCACTCATGCGCCGCAACATCCGTGTAATCAAACACCAAAACGTCACGCCTAAAAATCCACCAGCCCTTTTGAACAAGCCACGCCAACGGCACACGCGCCTCGCACTCGTCACAAGACCACTCAATTCCAACTCTATCCATTCCTAAAGCATAGACCCATTACTTGACAGTCAACCTGTCATAACCTGCACCCTGCTTCTTAGGAACAAATCCCAACAGTTTCTCAACCTCTGCCTCGTCAATGGACTGCCGCCCTGCCACGCTTGCCCACTTGATTTGAACACCCGACATGGTGACACCTGTTGATCCTTGCAACTGGTCAGCAATGAATTTTACTTGCCCATCAATGTCTTTAGCCTGTGCCTTGAGTGCCTTGTATTCTAATGCCAGTTCATCAATCTCAGGGTTAACGATTACATCGGTTGGTGTAGGTGATTCGATACCTGTACACGCCCCAAAATACTCGCAGTAGTTCGCGCAAAACGTGGCATCTTTTTCGGGTGCTGGTGCATCAAACTGCTCTTTGATTTCGTGATACCGTGCCACCGCTTCAAGTGCTAACGCCTCGTCATAGTCCCATGACATTTCCACAATGTCTGACTCGTTACCGTCACGCGCAATAGCCACCAAACCCACACGCTCAACCGTGATGCCGTTCTGATTCGCTAACCAGCCATACATTTGCACCTGCAACATCTGTTGCTTAGAACCGAAATAGGCAAGACTGTTTTTGGTTGTCGTTTTCCAATCCCAGATGGTGTTGGTTTCAGTATCAATCAAGTCAACGTGACCAAGAATGTCACCGACACTAACTTCAGTTTCAACCTTGTACCGTGGGTCTGACTGAAACACTTCCTCAATCATTCCATGCAGGGCTGTCCCCATGATGGCGGCTAGGCGTAGCGTGTTCGGGTTAGTGGGTTCGGTGTGGTTAATCTTGTGCCACATCTTTGCTCCACATCCACCAATCTCACTCACACCGACCTGCACCTGTGTAGACCTAGGGCGTGTCTTGTCACGGTCTGTAAGTTTTGTAATCAATGTTTCTGTAATGCTCATGCTGTTGCCATCGCTATTCTGTCATTTGCTAATTTGCAATATTCCAAACTTATTTCACTACCTACAAAATGTCTGCCATTTAGCACAGCCATTTTTGCAGTCGTACCTGAACCCATAAACGGGTCATACACAACATCACCCACCGCACTCCAAGAAACAATGTGGTCAGATGCCAACTGTTCAGGAAATGGTGCAGGATGTTTAACGCCATTAAACGAAGTTGTGTATTTCCAAATGTTATTGCGTGGTGAAAAATCAGGCACAGGATTTTTTAACTTGCCACTAAAATCTTTATGCCCTGCCCATTTGTTTGGCTTGTCACAAATCAACTGTTTACAAACATCACCTTTAGCCAACACAAACATAAATTCAAAAATTTGTGTGTATCGGTTGCTAGTTCTAGACGCTGGGTATGCTAGACTGTTTTTTTCATAAATCATAGTGTCATGCAGTTTGAATCCCACATCCATAAAATGTAATGCTTGCCTAAACGATGTACCAGATTCGCTACCTTTAACAGTGGCATCACCTACAACCCAAACAATTACACCATTAGGTTTTAAGACTCTATGTAATTCTTTGGCAACAGCCTCAAAATCAAAACAATAACCGTTGTAAGTGCGTAAATTGTCATAAGGTGGAGATGTAACTACAAGGTCAACAAACTCATCAGGCATTTGTGACATGGTTTGCAAACAATCCTCATTGTAAATCGTATTAAGTTCCATCAGTTATCCAACGCTGCCCGAACCGAAGTTCCAATAGAACGCGCAATGTCTATCTGGGTTTTAATACGGGAAGCGTTACCGCGTGCTGCCCGTACTGTTGCTTCAGCAATAGCCAGCCGTTGCAACTCTGACTGGCACTCCACTATTGCAATGTCCTCTTTGTCGCGCACCGTTAGTTTGATGCCTTCTACACGATTCTTTAGACGAGCCTTAGCCAACGCCAACTCGCACTCAGTCTTGCCAACAAAATAGTCACGCTCCGCCTTATCCAAAAACTGCTGGGCTTCATCAATTTCTTTAGACAAATCCAGTAGCCGTTTCTCTACCGATGCAGGAGTCACAATCATTTCGACCCCAACACCAGACAAGTACCGCACTCGGTATCCATGTGCCTAACGTGACCACACACGCCACACAGCATCAATTTACTTTCACGCCTCAAGATAACCGCTCCTCAATTTTGCTGCAGCAGAAACAACCGCACAGAATGTCTGCAATCTTAGCGACCTTGGACACACCATGAGGCTCAACGTCACGACCCTGCACCCAGTCAATGTCTACATAAATCTTGCAACGATTACGGGACTGTGCAAGACGGGCAATGAACCCTGCCTTGTGCATTACCGATAGCGCGCCTGATGCTGTGCCGTGATGCCAGCCGTGAAGTTCGCTCAACTCTTTCCACGTCAACCCGTCCACTCCTGCCCGTATCAGGGCTTCTAAAGTGTTGGTTTGTACATGGGCTGTTGTGCCGTCCGCATCGTTACGATCAGCCCTTGCCTTGCTGGTGTCCGTACCCGACCAGCCTGACGATCCGTTGTAGGGAAGCGCATCCATCTAGACCAACTCCTCTTTACGGGCAGTCGCATACTTGCGGATAGTTGTACCGCCATGCTCAACGTCTAGCACCTCTGCATGGTTTTTCCAGATAGCGCGCAGTTCATCGGCGGTGGTCGCATCCGTGATAAGTGCGTAGGCGTTACTAATCAGCGAATCCGTATCTAACCCAACCGCTTCAGGCTGCACTTCCACTAGCCGATTACTGGCACGCTCAATCTTGCCCTTGGTCGCAGTCTTAGCGACAGGCTTAGACACCGATGCGTTCTCACGCGCCCACAAATCCAACGCCACACCAAACCGCATAGCCGCCGTACGAATCGCATTACCAATCGCACCCTTAACCTGATCGAACTTGTCGCGCCCCTGTGGTTCACCGTAACCAAGACGAGTCACGCCACACACAGTCAGTTCAATCCACAGCCCACCGTTCTCATCAAACTTTGGCAGACCATCATCACCGAAAGCAACAGGTTTCCACGACCACTCAGGGTCAACTTCTAGCAGTCGGTCTGTAACCCACGCGTGCGAAACGTAATCTAGTTTTGTGCCGCCTTGTGGTAGTGACTGGATGCGTTCTGCTGGGAACGGCTTGCGTAGTGCTTGTACTTGTTCTGGTTTCATTTTTGCTCCTGTTGTTTGTGTTGGATTATTTGTATCAGTGAGGTCCGACATTTTTACCACCCCTTGTGTGTAAAGATGAAGTCTGCACCGAAACGAACTTCCTGACCGTCAATGACAGATACTTTGTATTCCTTCAGGTCAATCGTGCCATCAAATGTTGCGCCCTCAAACTGGCGCGCAATGTCGGTGATGTGTGCAACCTGATCGCTGGTTGATTCGGTAAGAATAGTTACGTTGATAGATGCACCCATTGAGTACTTGTCGGTGACTACTGAAATCTTGGTGGTCGGGTATGCGGTCTTGATTGCTGTGCGAACCATCTTTGCTGTGTCTGTTGCCGAGATGTTTAGTGTTGTTGTCATGGTCTTGCCTTCCTGTTCTGCACCCTGCGTGCGTTTGTAGTTCTATCTTTGCGTGTTTGGCAGGTCGTGTCAACTGTTTACGCAAACTTTTTACAACTATTTTTTATGCCCCAAAAACCCATAAAACAATGGGCTAAAAAAACTTTGCCAAAACACTTGCATCTAGATTCAATCTATGTACATAATTGACCTAGCGCAGAGTGCGCAGAAAACGGAAGGTAAGAAAATGAACATTACAGAAATCACAACAGACGGTCTACTTAACTGCGGTGGCATGGGTGCGCACATTCATTGGGATCGCAATGTAAACAAAGCAAAGCGTGACGGTCTAGAATCGTGCAACCATTGTGGCAAAGGCATGATTGAAAACACTGCTTACCGTTGCTACTTTGTTTGGCAACAAGATTCTATTGTTCCTTTGAACAAAGTTGCTGAATTTGAAGCAATGGGTCAGGGTGAATGGGTGCGCATTGGTAACACTTGCATTAAAAACTTTGTACAAAACAAAAATGAAATTAACATTTATTTTGAAAAGACAGGAGCATAAAGTGACAACCGTTTACAGCGAAGCATTAGCACGCGCCAAACAATCACGCGCCAAACTCATCGCACACCTAGAAACACTAACCAACGATGATGCCATCTACCCCCTACTATTCCGCGCACTCATAGACTCAAAAATTGAAGGCACATTATTAGGAATAGACATGGTGAAAGACAAAGTAGAACTAGAAGCCTACGCACGCGGATACACAGAAGGGCTAGGTGACAAACAATGAAATTTCCAGACATGACCCAAGCCGCCTGCAACGGCGTAGACGTAAACCTATTCTTTCCAGACTCCGCAATACAAGAACAATCCATAGTCAAAGCAATGGAACAAATGTGTAACGAATGCCCCATCTACAAACAATGCCTCACCTACGCGCTACACGTTAAAGTAGACGGCATCTGGGCAGCGACCAGCCCCAGCACGCGCAAAGCAATGCGCCGCCGCATGGGAATCAACGGCATAGCAGTAGCCAGCCAATACCTTGAGGAATACTTAATGTCCCAATCCGATGATGCGAAAGCGGCACGCGCCGCACGCGCCCGTAAAAGCCAAGCCACCAAAGAAAGGAAAGCAGCAGAATGTTTAGTGTCACAATAATTTTAGGGATGCTTGCCCTGTCCGTAATCGTGTACCAGTTGGGTTACTATTCGGGGTTTGAGGATGCCGATTTGTTTGCGTTGGGTGAGTTGGGTGATCGCGCCCCGATAGCGGAGCAGTTGGCGGCTGAACGTCCTAAGACTTATCTGTCGTTGATTACACCTATCACGGTGGAGTCGTTGGGTAGGTTTGATTATGATTCCTGATACCGCCGTGTGGGTTATTATCAACGCGATCAGGCAGGGTTGCCAATGTAAAGAATGCGCCCGTGTAGCGTTGGAGAAAGCGTTGAGCATTATTGAAGGGTCTGAGAAACCAAACCCGTACACGACTGGACCAGTCTGGACTGAGCCAAGCACGACAACTAATTGGGAGATGAAGTGAGTATGGAAATTGTTTGTGCCGATGGTGACTTCTGTAAATTAGTTAACGGCAAAATTATTCACGACAGGTTCTGCGATACCATCAACCACGGAGATGAGGACTAATGAATAAGCATGAACGCCTAATGATGATGTCCGATGTGGAGTATCAGAAACGACTGAACAGCATGAACGCCAAACTAATTATTGGTTTGTCTGCGCGTATTCGTGGTGTGCGTGAATTGCACGTTGCTGATGCTGGTGGCTATTGTGACCAGTGCCAGTCTAATTATCCGTGTGCGACTATTGAAGCGTTAGATGGAGAAACCAGTGAGTAAGAAACGTAAGCCACAAAACGTGCAACTACTAGCCACACTAGAAATTGCTGGTGAAAAAATAAAAATAAAAGGACACCCACGCAGCATAAGTAAACGCAACCTCATAGTAGAACTAGACAAGACACTCAAAACAATAGACGAACAAGAATGAGCCACATGAAAACCGAACTACTAGACCGCATAGACATACTCACACGCGCAGCCGAACTTACTTTAGGTGACCGCAACGATCAACACGGTGACCCGTTCCCAAACCACGACAACATTGCACGCATCTGGTCAGTTATTTTGCAACGCACAATCGAACCGTACGAAGTAGCACTATGCATGGCAGGTCTAAAGTTGGCACGACTATCGGGTAACCCTGCCAATAAAGATTCATACATTGACGGTGCAGCATACTTGGCTATTGCTGGTGAGTTGTTTAGCCGCGACTGATACAATCGTGGTGACTGCTGATCAGACTGCACACAATGATGGTGTGATTAGTGACTGTTGAATGTGTGCTACACGGTCATGGTTGGTCGCTAGCAGAACCACCCTACGGGGTGGGTTTTGTGTTTACACAATCTTTAGTTCAGACCAGCCAGCATCAGACATGAGGAACGTAACCTGACCAGCCGTAGAGTTCGTAGCAGTTTCCTCAAACCACAAAGACCCACCATCCTGCGCAGGAATACCCAACGTCCACTTACCTGCAGCCACCTCAACCATCTTGAAATGATGCCAATGCCCATAAACCATAATGTCCGCCGAAGCCGTAGCGCGACTAGCAAGAGTCTGACCAGCCCACCACTTACCAACATCGCCACCACGCGCCTGATGCCCATGCGCCAAACCAACAGCACGCGACCCAACTTGCACCGACACCGACAACTCGTTACGCGGTAGTAGCCACTCAATGTGACCAAACAATTCGGGGCGCACCGACAAAGTTTCAGCCACCGACTCCCAGATAGCCACATCATCGTTATCGTTCTCCGATGTAAACGACTTACCGCCCTTACGGTTCTCGCCATGGTTACCGCCCACAGCCGCCACCGTTACACGGTCAAACTCTGGGGCAAGTTTCATCAGACCATTACGGGCAAGACGGCGCACAATCTTGTTTTGATCGCGGCGGTCTAGTTCAATGTTGAAAGTTTGCTGGGCATAGAATCCGTCACAGCCCTCGCCCAAATCGCCTAGGGAACACAGCAACAGACCGCCAATGTCATAGCCCGATTTACGCAGGAACTTTACCCTGTCCAGTACGCGGTCAAAGGATTCCTCAACACGCGCCACAGAGCCTTCCAGACCGTCCCCATCGGACTTACCTATCTGCCAGTCACCTACAGGCACAACCATCGTGAAAACCCCTGTAGGGCGTTCTGTGGGCTTCCTACGGCTATTGCGTACAGGTTTCGTTAACAGTTCCAACTCATCGGCAGACAATCCAGACCGTGACCGAATCTGCGCACGATACGCCCACATCTGGCGAACCTCACCACCACCCACCTGCGCTTCCCAAGTAGACATACGGATAGGCTCAACAACCTCATAAAACTCAGGGTCAAAACCCCACTCACGCAACTCCTCATCCCAAGACCCCACAGGGGCTTTCAAAGCCTTAGTAGTAAGTTCACCCTGCTTACCATCAAACGTCACACCAGCAACCCACGGTGACCCCGTAGAAGCCGCCCTAGCCCTAGCATCCACCGACACAGGCAACGCCCCACCCTCAACA